TACTCGATACATCTATTCAGATGCAACCAAAGCATATGCATGGGGAGCATTATTCGGTGAGATTAAAGGGCAGATTTCTGCAGCATTCCGTGAAGAACAAATTGGACAATTGAAGCTAACTGCATTTGCGGTTATTCCAAAGGATATGTTGGAATTAGGACCTGAGTATGTGGAGCGCTATGTTCGTACTGTTTTAGTAGAATCCTATTCAGTTGGATTAGAATATGGCCTTGTAAACGGTCGTGGACCATCACAAAATGAACCAATTGGTTTGATGAAAGATGTTAATGCGGAAACAGGTGCTGTAACAACTAAGACATCTGTAGGCACTTTAACTTTTGCTCCTTCTGATAGAGGTGAAACTGTTGCTAAAGAACTAGGCGGAGTTGTAGTCACTTTATCAAAAGATGGTAAAAACAAAGCTCGTAAAGTAGCCAATAAAATCGTGATGGTTGTGAATCCGATTGATGCTATAAAAGTTCAAATTGGAAATACAATTCAAACAACAAATGGACAATGGGTTACCACTTTACCTTACAACATTATTCCAACAGAATCAGAGGAAGTGCCTGAAGGAAAAGCATTGTTCTTTGTAAAAGGCGCTTACTTGGCTGCTATCGCCGGCGGGTATAAAATCAATAAGTTTGATGAAACTTTGGCAATTGAAGATGCTCGTTTGTATACATTGAAACAGTTTGCGAACGGAAAGCCAAAGGATAACAAAACTGCAGTTGTTTATGACTTAAACATTGATTTTTCTGTTACTACAGTACAAACAGTACCAGAAGGATAAGGAGGATTATAGATGGCTAAATATCAAGTATTAAAAGCCTTTCGTGATATTCACACTAAAGAGGTTTATAAAGAAAATACGGAAATCGAAATGACAGTCAAAAGAGCTACCGAGGTTGAAAAAAATCTGGATAGCTCTTTTTTATTGCGAATCGACAGTGAAGAAAAGTAGGTGATTGAATTGACAATCACAGAAGAAATGTTGATTGAATTTAAAGAAAGAATGCGGTTGGGTGACGAGGAAGATGTAAACCTAATACGAATCCTTTCTGCGTCTAATAAGGCACTTATGAGATCCTGTGGGAATTACGACATAAACACTGATGAAACGTTCAAGGAATTAGTCTTTGAACGTTCTCGGTATGTCTATAATGATGCATTGGAATATTTTAATCATAATTTTCTTAGTGAAATAAACAGTCTAGCGATTGGTAAAGCGCTTGAGGATATTGTGTTAGAGGATGATTCAGATGCAACCATTTAAGTATAGAAATCGATTGAACAACGGTAATTTAAGGCATCGAATTACAATTCAACAGTTTGTATCTGTTGAAGATGAACTTGGTCAAAAAACAGAAGGTGACTGGAAGGATGTTAAGACAGTATGGGCTGATATTAAAACCATGCAAGGCAGGGAATATTTAGCTGCAGCTGCTAACCAGGCGGAGAATACTTCAAGGTTTATCATTCGATATACAGCTGGTATCACGAATGAAATGAGGCTTAAATATGATGGTCGTGTTTATGATATAGTTGAGCCGCCTATTAATGACAATGAATTAAGTGAAACGTTAACCATTATCGCTAAGGAAAAGGTGTGATTGTATGGTTAGTATCAATCAGTTAAACAATGAGATTATGAGACAATTAAACATTTATACACATGATGTTCAAGAAAAAATAAAGACTTCTCAAGAAGAGTTAGGAAAAGAAGCTGTAAAAGAACTAAAAAGTAACAGTCCGAAGGATACTGGAGATTATCGAAAGGGCTGGCGGTTAAAAAAGGAAAAGGATAAGGTTACTGTCCACAATAAAACAGCATATCAATTAACCCATCTTTTAGAAAAAGGGCATGCGAATAGAGATGGTGGAAGAACTTCTGCACAACCACACATTGGTCCTGTGGAAGAAAGAGTAGTTGCAGAGTTTATTGAACGTGTGGAAAGTGATATTCAATCATGAATCTTATTGAATTAAAAAATATACTCGAAGCCACAGGTTATCCAGTGGCTTATTCTCATTTTAATGACAGTCCTCCAAGTATTCCTTATATTTGTTACAGAACCCAAGGGACGGAAAACTTTTATGCTGATAACAAAATTTATCAAGAGGTAATCCCTGTTGACATTGAACTGTATACCGAAAAGAAGGATTTAACAGCTGAGGGTAAAATCAAAGCTGCTTTGCAAGATAATGAAATTAATTATGAAATGGTTACAGAAGTTTTTATAGATTCAGAGAAATTATTTATGAATACATTTGAAGTGGAGTTGAGATTGCATGTCGGAAAATAAAGTAACTTTTGGATTGAAGAATGTTCATTATGCTACTTACAAAATAATTGAAAGTGCTATTGTTTTTGATAAGCCAAAACCTATTCCAGGTGCGGTGGAAATGACGAATGAACCAAGAGGGGACATGGTGGAATTTTATGCAGATGATATCCTTTACTATTCTGCACCAAATAACCAAGGGTATGAAGGTAATTTAAACATAGCTAATATACCGCAAGATTTCGCTGTAGATTGCCTTGGTGAAGAACTGGATGAAACTGACGGTGTGCTATCAGAGTATGCTGATGCGAAACCAAAACCATTTGCGTTGTTGTTTGAATTTGATGGGGATGTAAAAGCTACTCGACATGTTATGTATAATTGCACAGCTAACAGACCAAACGTAAACTCAACAACAAAAACGGATTCTGTTGAGCCAAATGCGAATGAATTATCGTATATATCAAGCCCTATTCAAATGAACAAAAGACCTATTGTAAAGACAAAATCTACAGATAAAACAACGGATGCAATTTACAACGGCTGGTATGAAAATGTTTATGTAAAAGGACAAACAGCCATTCCAGAAGGGTGAGTTGATTAAATGGAAAAGACAGTAACGATTGATGGTAAGGAAGTCCGTTTTAAGAGTAATGGTGCGACACCTTTGAAATATAAAATGCAGTTTCGTAGGGATTTCTTTGCTGAAATCTTAAAGCTTAACAAACTGGGGAAATTAAAAAATCTTGATGAAATGGATGATGATGTATTAAGCACTTTGGATTTTGAAGTGTTTTATAATATCGCCTGGACATTTGCTAAAACTGCAGATTCCAGTATTCCAGATCCAGAGAAATGGTTGGAATCATTCGACGAATTTCCTATATTCGATTTCATAACAGAATTACAGGAAATGATTATGGCCAATATACAATCAAAAAAAAAATAGAGGAACAAGGTCAAGAGTCAGGTGATGGTGACAGTGAAGGGATTTCCACTGAAACATTCCTGGCTCTTTGTTATAAGTGCAAGTTAACTCGATTAGATCTTGAAGATATGACCATCGGAATGTGTCTTGATTATATAGATGAGTACATTGAAATAAACAATCCGAAAAGTAAGAAGAAGGCTAAGCCAAGGAAAGCAAAACAAACTGACTTTGACAGTTTCTAAAGTGAGGTGAGAATATGGCAAGCCGCATAAAAGGGATAACGATAGAACTCGGAGCAGACACCACTAGCCTTGAAGGTGCCTTATCTGATGTTAATAAGAAATCCCAACAACTCCAAAGCGAATTGAAGGATGTAGAAAAACTCCTTAAATTTGACCCCAATAACGTGGAGTTACTGGCACAACGTCAGCAACTTCTAACAGATTCTGTAGAAAACACTCGGAAGAAATTAGATCAATTGAAACAGGCAGAAGCACAAGTGCAACAACAATTTGAACGTGGAGATATCAAAGAAGAACAGTATCGTGCGTTTCAAAGGGAATTACAAGATACAGAGCGTACTCTTCAAAGGTTTGAAGACTCTTTAGATGGTTTGCAAAGAGAGCAGGAAAAGGTTGGGGAAGGTACTCGTAGGTTAACAACCTTGTTTGACGCTACTGGAAGCTCTGTAGAGGATTATGCCGATGTAATAGGGCAAAGGTTAGTGAGAGCAATTCAAAACGGTACAGCGACCAGCAAAGACCTTGAAACTGCCTTTCAACGTATTGGGAGAAGAGCTATTGGTGCCCAAGGGGATATTGAGCAGTTAAGAACTAGCTTGAATTCCACAGATGATGGAAATGCTCTTGAAAATGTAAGGCGAGATATCCAAAGAATAGCTGATGAAGCCAGCGCAGCCGAAGCAGAGATAGAAGATTTAGATATTGGACTCGAGAATGTTCTTGGTGGAGTAGTTGCTGGCGGTGGTATTTCTAAGGCAGTTGAAACTGCACTTGAACAGGCTACCATAGATACGAAAGTTGACATTGTTTTAGACCTACCAGAAAAATCTGTGAAGGCTGTTAAACAATCTGTAGCAGATGTTTCTGCTTTAATTGAAGATCAAGAAGCTGCTTTAGAAGGTACAAACAAATTATGGCTGTTAAATAAAGATGCATCTGATGAGGTTAATGCATCTATCGCTGAAGGTGCCGCGGCTATATCTTATGCATTTTCAGATATAGATTATGGTGAACTTATTCAAGAATCATATGAGATTGGGAAGGAATTAGAAATTAATCAAGGGCAAGCTATAGCTTTAGTAGACAGCTTGTTAAAAGCCGGTTTCCCACCAGATCAATTAGATATTATGTCTGAATATGGGGCACAACTTCATCGTGCGGGTTACGAAGCAGATGAAATTAGAGGAATATTTGCGGCAGGCGTAGATACTGGAACTTGGAATATTGACGTACTTTTAGATGGACTTAAAGAAGGGCGCATCGGTTTAGCTGAATTTGGTCAAGGGATAGATGATTCAACAAAAGAAGCCATAAAAGGTACGGACATTTCTGCAAAACAGTTAAAAAAATGGGGCAAAGCTGTAGCTAATGGAGGTAATGAAGGTAAGGTTGCCATGTTAGAAGCAGCTCTGGCACTGGATAAGATAGAGGATGGAACTAAGAATAACCAGGTTGGAGTAAAACTTTTTGGGACACTTTATGAAGAGAATGGAGTCAAGATAACAGATACTATTCTTGGTGCGAAAGATGAAGTCGAGTCCTTAGATGATATGCAACAAGGATTAAATGATACTATCTCAAAGGCAAACGCAGATCCTTTGGTTTCAATGAGAAATGCCATTAATGACATGATCATTGCTATGGCCCCATTACTTTCCCTTATTGCAGATATAATCTCAAAGTTTGCTGAATGGGTAGGCAATAATCCTGTATTAGCAGCAACTATCACTGCAGTTACCGTTGCTATCGGGATACTCTTGGGATTAATAATTGCTTTAGCACCTATATTTGCAACATTAGCAAGTGCAGCTGCAATAGCTGAATTGTCTATAGGGGCATTATTGGCCCCATTCACAGGGATAGTAGTTGTGATAGCTGCGGTTTTAGCTATAATAGGTGCTCTTGTAGTGGCTTTTGTTGCTCTATATCAAAAAAATGAAGACTTCCGAAACAAAGTTCAAGAAATTTGGACAGCGATTAAGGAAGCCTTTTTTATCGCCTTGGATTATATAAAGAACCTTGTTACAACCATTATGACTGAGGTCTCCACCTTTTTTGGAGAAGTCCTAGCAAGAATAAAGACCTTTTGGGATGAAAATGGACAGCAAATCATGGCGATTGTAAATATGTTTATGAATAATACCAAAGCCGTCATTGAAGGGGTAATGGGAGTAATTAAAGGTCTCTTTGAAGTAATATGGCCCTTGATTGTAGCTACAGTAAGATATGCTTGGGAAACAATACAGCTTGTGGTTAAAACGGCCATTGATTTAGTACTTGGCATTATTCAAACCATGCTGAAATTACTTCGCGGAGACTGGGAAGGTGCATGGGAATCCATAAAACAAACAGTGGAGAACATTTGGGGCAACATCACATCTTTTCTTGAAGGAATTGACCTTGCAGGTACAGGGAAACAAATCATGCAAGGATTACTTGATGGTATCTCCTCAATGGGAGATGCAATCTGGGACAGTGTAACATCAATCGGAAGTAGTATTAAAGATGCTTTCGTAAGCTTCTTTGACATTCACAGTCCTTCCCGTTTAATGCGTGATGAGATAGGTAAGTATATCGGTGCAGGTCTTGCTGTTGGTATGGAACAGTCAGTAAGTAGAATCAATAGTGCTTCTGATGCAATGAAAAATGCAGCTATGCCAAACCTATCTAAAGGTGGACAGTCTACTCAGCCAAGTGTTGTAGTGAAAAACGATAGGTTATTTGAGGGTGCTCAAATTGTTATTAGAGAAGAAATGGATCTTGATAAACTGGCTACAAAAGTTTCTCAAAAACAATACAAAAACTTAGTAACAAAAGCAAGACAAGGAGGGGTGATTCTTGGCAACTAAACTAGGTAACTATACATTTTCAGACTTTGGATTAACTGAAGAGTTTGGACATGTTCATCCCTCCACACCAGAATTTGAAGAGCAAACGGTTAGCATTCCTGGTCTACCGGGATTAATACCGGTAGGAACACAAATTGGGGCAAAACAATTCAGTTTACCTGTTAAAGTCTTTGTTCGAGACAGATACGAAAGGCAGCGAAGAAAAAATAAATTCGTTGCTTTTTTATTTGATGAATATAGGAAACCACGAGAATTTAAATTGTCATTCGATTATGAACAGGATAAGTATTATATGGTTAAGGTTTCTAGTCAATTCACACCAGAAATGCTATTTCAAATGGACCAATTTGATTTACCTTTAGTAGCTAACGATCCTACAAAGTATTTCTTAATCAATGCGGATGAGATTAGAATGAATAGCCACATTCCTATACGATCGCATGTTAGACCTGCCAGGCATTCATTTGCTGTTTCAAGCAATCAAACCATTCAACTTATTAATGATGGAAGCTTAGCGCTACGACCAAGAATAACCATTTCAGGAACGGCAACCAGTTTAACTATAAAGAATACAAGGAACAATCAATCCTTTAAGATGAGCAATATTGCATCAAATAAGCCCATCATTGTGGAAGGCAAAACCTACATGGTAACGGAAGGTGGAGCGGATAACTTTTCAAAAGTGGTTGGTGATTTCATTGATTTACTAACAGGCATAAACAATTTAACGATATCAGGTGAGGACATGAACTTAACCATTAGTTTTAAATACCAATTTCAATATATGTAAGGGGGTGGGAGTATGGCTGATGTACCTTTAATACCTGATGACGCTTGGTTAGATGAAGCATATGATATATTCAATCAAGCAATTAATAAGGTAAACTCAAAACTAACAACACAAGGAATCATTATTACGAAATATCCACTAAATGTTAATACAACAAATAGGACATTGGAATTTCCAACAGGTGGATACATTGGAGTAAATTATCAAGATGTAAACACATCTTTAACAGCTAGTTTACTAGGTAAATCTATTTCTTTGGATACACCTAGTGGTTCTGTATTTATTGCTTTTAATACTTCAACAAAGGCTATTGATGCCGTTGAATATAGTGCTGACCTTGGAGTTAACCATGTCTTATTAGGATATATTATCTTTGATGGAACGAACGGCATAGTACTGTATGCATCCTATACAGTGGACGGGAAAACTTGGATAGCTGATGGTTCTGCTACATCTAAAAAAACAACAAACTTAGGCTCTTTTGGAGCTGTTTCTTCTTTACGACCAGTAAATATTGATGTAGTAAATAAGAAGCTGAATTTCCCTGCATCAGGCTACATTGGGATGATTTATAAGAATTTTAACGTTAGTTTATCTTCTTTAGTTGGGACCTCCATTGATTTACCAACTACAAATGGTTTCTTTGTAAAGATGGACACGGCAAGTAAAGCAGTTGGCACAGTTTCTAGTACTTCCGCACTAACAGAAACGGAGATTTTATTAGGTTATATTTTCTGGTCTCCTTTAAATATTTGTTTGCCTGGCTTAAATTACACCATTAATGCAGCAAGTATGACAGGGTTAGGAGACAGTATTACTTGGGGAGACAACGGCCAAGGGACTGGAAGTAATAGTGTAAGTTGGTTGGCACAAATGCCATTTGGGAAAGTTAATAATGATGGTGTTAGAGGTTCTCGAATAGCGGTAACTTCCGGAAGAACAGATAGTTTTGTAGAAAGATATCCAACAATTCCAACAGCTGATGTCATAAGCATATGGGGAGGACCAAATGATTATCAAAATAATGTGCCATTAGGGACGATAGACAGTATAGAAAATACAACCTTCTATGGTGCATTAAAAACGGTACTGAAGGGTGTCAGAGAAAATAATCCAGATGCTAAGATATTTGTAATCACTCCAATGAAGCGTACGTATGGGTACGGCATAGGACCAAATGGAATAGGCTTAAAGCTGCTGGATTACGTGAATGCTATAAAGGAAGTTGCTGATCTGTACAGCATACCGGTTTTAGATTTATACAGTATGTCAGGGATATCACCACTTATAACTGCACATGTACCTAAGTACTTTGTAGACGGTTTGCATCCAACAAACGAGGGATATACTTGGCTGGCTAATATCATCTATCCGTTTATTAAAAGTACATTTAGAATATCTGTTTAGTTACGTCCAAGGAAAGGAGGTTAACAAAAAGTGATTAAGGTTTTTAATAAGAACCTACAGCCTACAGGCGTATTGGAAAATGCATATGATCTGCAATATGAAAAGACGTTCAATGAAATATGGGGAGCGTCTTTTTCTATGCCTTTAAATGATGCGAAAAATAAATATTGTAATCCACTTTATTACATTGAAATTATGGATGAAGAGGAGTATATCGGTCTTTTTAGGATTATTCCAAAGTCTACTGTGAAAAATGAAAGTACTAAAGAAGTAAATTATACATTGGAACATGTACTGGCTACGCTGCTTGATAAAAGTATATTCGGATATAAACAAACAACTAACATTTCCACACGAGAGAATTTGCAAATGTTAATAGATCGACAGGCGGTTAAGCATTGGAAACTTGGACAAGTAGACTTTAATCGATACTTTTCATACAAATGGGAAAATGCAAATCTCCTGTCAGCTATATTTAGTATTCCACAAGTATTCGATGTTGAGTATCAATGGACTTGGGACACCACTTCTTATCCTTGGACTTTGAATTTAGTTGCTCCAGAAACAGAGCCTTCAGGTGAAATTCGAGAGAAGTATAATCTTATAGGCTTACAGGTAGAAGAAGATCCAATGGGGATTTACAACCGCATTTATCCCTTGGGATATGGAGAAGGAGATAACCAGTTAACCATTAAAAAGGTGAACAATGGAGTTCCTTACGTGGAGGATACTGCATCTATAGCGGAGCATGGTTTAAGGGAGTATATATGGGCCGACACACGTTTTGAAGATCCCAACAGCTTAATGGCAAGTGCAAAAGCACTTCTAAAGGAATGGAAAAGACCAAAAGTAAGCTGGCAAATCACTGCAACTGAATTAGCCCAAATAACTAAATTAAATAAAGATAAATTTAGAATGGGAAAGATTGTACGAATCAATGTAGAGGATTTCCCTGTAACAGACATGAGAATCAAGAAAGAAAGCAAATCAGATGTAAT